TCCCAATGGAATGGAACTATGAAGGATTTATTGACGAATTCGGTATTCCAGTATTTGATAGTCCAGACCATGATGTCTTCGACCCACACGGAGAGTTAATAGATATAGGTGTTGTAGAGAACTGGCAGAATGAAGCTGATGGACTAAAGAACGATCAAGATGCTTTAAATGAGTTTTATAGACAATTCCCAAGAACTACAGAACACGCATTTAGAGATGAAACGAAAGGTAGTATCTTCAACTTAGTAAAGATATATGAGCAGATAGATTATAACGAAGAAATGTCTAGAACCTTAGGAATTACAAGGGGTAATTTTCAATGGGTTAATGGAGTAAAAGATACACAAGTAATATTTTATCCAGATAAACAGGGGAGATTTAAAATAAGTTGGGTACCACCAACAAATATCCAAAACAAAGTTATAATAAAAAATGGTATTAAATGGCCTGGTAACGAACATATGGGAGCTTTTGGTTGTGACTCATATGATATATCAGGAACAGTAGATGGTGTAGGATCTAAAGGAGCTTTGCATGGTTTAACTAAATTTTCAATGGAAGATGCTCCAGCTAATCAATTCTTTTTAGAATACTTATCAAGACCACAAACCGCAGAAATATTTTTTGAAGATGTTTTAATGGCATTAGTATTTTATGGGATGCCAATACTCGCAGAAAACAACAAGCCTAGATTGCTTTATTATCTTAGAAGAAGAGGTTATAGAGGATTTTCAATGAATAGACCAGATAAGATATGGAATAAACTATCTGTTGCAGAAAAAGAAGTAGGTGGAATACCTAACTCTAGCGAAGATATAAAACAAGCCCATGCCGCCGCTATTGAAATGTACATCCAATCACATGTTGGTATACAGCAAGGCGGTACTTTCGGTAGTTGTTATTTTAACGAATTATTAAACGATTGGGCTAGATTTGATATAAACAAAAGAACAAAACATGATGCTTCTATTAGTTCTGGACTTGCTATAATGGCTAACAATAGACATTTATACGCACCAAACGCTAAAATAGAAAAACCAAAACTAAACATAAGTATTGCTACATATGAAAATAAAGGCAATACATCTAAATTAATTAAAAAATAAATATGGCAGAGTCTGTTATAAATAATTACTTTCCATCTCAAGTTGTAAGTGACTTAGAAAAAATGAGCTATGATTATGGTTTAAAAGTTGCTAAAGCAATTGAAAATGAGTGGTTTCATACTGATAGAGGTTCTAATAGATATAGAAGTAATCAAAATGATTTTCATAAATTAAGATTATACGCTAGAGGCGAACAATCAATACAAAAATATAAGGATGAGTTATCTATAAACGGTGATTTGTCCTATCTTAATTTAGATTGGAAACCAGTACCTATTATACCTAAATTTGTTGATATAGTAGTAAATGGTATTGCTGAAAGAACATATGATATAAAAGCCTATTCACAAGATCCTTATGGTGTTAGTAAAAGAACTGAATATATGGAATCCATGTTAAGAGATATGAGGTCAAGAGAGTTTAATGACTATGCTCAAGAGAATTTCAATATGAATACTTATGAAAATCCAAAAGAATTACTACCAGACACAGAAGAAGAACTAAAGTTACATATGCAGTTGAATTACAAACAAGCTGTTGAATTAGCTGAAGAACAAGCGTTGAATACTATAATGGAAGGTAATAAGTATGAGTTAATTAAAAAACAATTTTACTACGATTTAACTGTTTTAGGTGTTGGTGCTGTTAAAACTGAATTCAACACTTCAGAAGGAACAACAATAAAATATGTTGATCCTGCTGATTTAGTTTATTCATATACTGAATCACCTTATTTTGATGATATATATTATGTTGGCGAAGTAAAAATGATACCTATAAACGAACTTGTAAAACAATTTCCACATTTAACGGAAATAGAATTAGAAGAAATAATACAAAAGAAAAATTCCCGTCAAACAAATTATAATACCACCGGGTCTAATATAAGAGAAGAAGATAATAATAAAGTTCAAGTTTTATATTTTAATTATAAAACTTATATGAACGAGGTTTATAAAGTAAAAGAAACCGGTAGTGGGGCAGATAAAATATTACCAAAAGATGATACTTTCAATCCACCTGAGAATGCAGATAACTTTGGTAAATTACATAGATCTATAGAGTGTTTATATGATGGTGCTATGATATTGGGTAGTGGAAAATTACTTAAATGGGAAATGGCTAAAAACATGATGCGACCTAAAAGTGATTTTACTAAAGTAAAAATGAATTATGCTATTGTAGCGCCTAGAATATATAAGGGTAGAATTGAATCTTTAGTAAAACGTATTACTGGCTTTGCTGACATGATACAACTTACACATTTAAAATTACAACAAGTATTATCAAGAATGGTTCCAGATGGAGTTTATTTAGATGCTGATGGTCTTGCTGAAATAGATTTAGGTAATGGAACAAATTATAATCCTCAAGAAGCTTTAAACATGTTCTTCCAAACTGGATCTGTTATTGGTAGATCAATGACTGTTGATGGTGATATGAATCCAGGTAAAGTGCCTATTCAAGAAATACAATCGGGTTCTGGTGGACAGAAAATGCAAGCTCTAATTGGTAATTATAATTATTATCTACAAATGATAAGAGATGTAACCGGGTTAAATGAAGCTAGGGATGGTAGTACTCCAGATAAACATGCTTTAGTTGGAGTACAGAAATTAGCAGCAGCAAATTCAAATACTGCAACAAGACATATATTACAAGGAGGTTTATATTTAACATCTGAAGTTGCGCAATGTTTATCGCTTAGAATATCAGATATATTGGAATATTCTCCAACAGCCGATGCTTTTATACAGCAAATAGGCGCTCATAACGTAGCAACATTAAAAGAGATAAAGGAGTTACATTTATATGATTTTGGTATATTTATAGAATTAATGCCAGATGAAGAAGAAAAGCAAATGCTTGAGAATAATATTCAAATGGCCTTACAACAACAATTAATAGAACTTGCTGATGCTATTGACCTTAGAGAAATTAAAAATATTAAATTAGCTAATCAACTTTTAAAAATAAGAAGAGAGAAAAAATTAGAAAAAGATCAACAAATTCAAGAGAGGAATATGCAAATGCAATCGCAAACAAATCAACAAGCAACTCAAGCGAAGGCACAAGCTGATATACAGGCTAATCAACAGAAAATTGAAGGAGAAATTCAATTAGAACAAGCTAAAGCAGATTTAAAAGCTCAACAACTCCAACAAGAAATGGAGTTAAAGAAACAACTAATGGAACAAGAGTTCCAATACAATATGCAACTACGTCAAATGGAGGTAGATGCTGTTGATAAAAAAGAAAATGTAAAAGAAGATCGTAAAGATGAAAGAACAAAAATTCAAGCTACTCAACAAAGTGAACTTATAGATCAAAGAAATAGTGGTAAACCACCTAAAAACTTTGAATCTGCAGGTAATGATAGTATAGGAGGTGCTCTGAATTTAAGTAACATGTAGTGAATTATTAATTATTATTATATTATATTATGAAAGAAGAAAAAATTGAACAAGTAGTTGAAGAAACTACACAACAAACTGAGCAAATAGTTGAAGAAACAGTTGATGAAAGTAAATTTGAAAGTGCTGGAGATGACAGTATTATTAAAATAGATTTAAATAAACCCCCAACACCAAAAGAAGAAGTTAAAGATGAAACTAAAGAAGATAACCCTGTCGACGAGGGAGTGGCTACAGAGCCTGATAACACCGAGTCCACGGAAAAACAAGAAGAAGTACAACCGGAAGAGCAAACACAAGAAGAAGCTCCAGTATTAGAAGAAATAACTGAAGAAGAAGTTAAAGATGAAGCAACCGAACTTACAGAAGAGTTAATAGACGCTAAAATAGAAGAAGCAGAAACTGGAAAAAAACTACCAGAGAATTTACAAAAAGTTGTAGATTTTATGGAAGAAACCGGTGGTACATTAGAAGATTACGTACGTCTTAATCAAGATTTTTCTAGTTATGACGATATGACAGTGCTTAGAGAGTACTATAAACAAACTAAATCTCATTTATCATCTGATGAAATAGAATTTTTAATTGATGATTCATTTTCATATGATGAAGAAGTTGATGAAGAAAGAGATATAAAAAAGAAAAAAATAGCGTTAAAAGAGCAAGTTGCCAACGCTAAAGCCCACCTGGACGGGCAAAAGTCCAAATACTATGAAGAGATTAAAGCTGGTTCAAGATTAACGTCTGAACAACAAAAAGCATGGGATTTCTTTAATAGATATAACAAGGAGTCAGAAGAAACTGAACGAATAGCAAAAAAACAAACTGATACTTTTTTAAATAAAACTGATCAAGTTTTTAACGATAAATTCAAAGGTTTTGAATACAACGTCGGCGAGAAAAAATATAGGTTTAATGTGAAGAATGCTAAAGAGATTAAAGATACTCAAAGCGATATTAATAATTTTGTCAAAAAGTTTTTGAATAAAAATAATGAAATGTCAGATGCAAAAGGATATCACAAATCTTTATTTACAGCAATGAACGCTGATGCTATTGCTAATCACTTTTACGAACAAGGTAAAGCAGATGCTATAAAAAATAGCGTTGCTAAAGCTAAAAACGTAAACATGAACCCTAGACAATCATTTTCTAATGATAATACTAGCGGTCCTAAATTCAGGGTGCTTGGTGATGATTCTCCTAACTTTAAGTTTAAAATTAAAAACAAAAAGTAAATTAACAATTTAAAACAAATTAAAAAATGGCAATTACTGCAGGAAGTGGTTTGAATAAAGTACCTAGTGCACAGCAACGTGCTTTAGCTTCAAACTACATAGATTTCACAGACGGTTCTACCGGCTGGGAACAACAATACCTGCCTGACTTAATGGCTAAAGAGGCTGAAGTATTTGGAAACAGAACTATTTCAGGTTTTTTATCTCAAGTTGGCGCAGAAGAGGCTAGTGCATCCGATCAGGTTGTATGGTCTGAACAATCACGTTTACATTTATCTTACGTAGGTACGGTAGATGCTGATGGTGATACAAATGGTACGTTTACAGTTACTCATGATATTGATGGATCTGCTGATGGTGAAAATGGTTTCGCTGTTGCAAGTCACGGTATTAGAGTTAACGATGTAGTATTAATCGCTCAAGCTGGGCTTATAGTTAAAGCACTAGTTGTTGAAACTCCAGCTACAGCTGTTGTTACAGTTGAGCCTTACGCTACAGCTGCTTTATCAACTTTGTCTGATGGTACTGCAACTTTACTAGTTATAGGTTCTCATTACGCAAAAGGACAGTCTTACAGTAGCATTACTGGGGCTGCTGCTTCTAGTTCAAGAACTTCACTAGAACCTACGTTTAAGTCGTATGGTAACCAAATGCAAATAATGAAAGATTATTATGCTGTATCTGGTTCTGATGCTTCTCAAGTAGGTTGGGTTGAAGTTACTGGTGAAGAAGGGCAAAATGGTTACTTATGGTATTTAAAAGCTGAAGGTGATACTAGAGCTCGTTTTACTGATTACTTAGAAATGACAATGTTAGAAGCTGAAAAATCAGCTGCTGCATCTATTATTGGTTTTGCTGATGGTCAAATTAGAGGTTCTGCTGATGCAGGATCTGCTGGTGTTGGTACACAAGGTTTATTCGATGCTATCGAAACAAGAGGTAATACTACTTCTGGTATAACTGGAACTAACGCTGCTACTGATTTAGCTGAATTTGACGCTATCTTAGCTGAGTTTGATTCTCAAGGTGCTATTGAAGAAAACATGATGTTCGTAAATAGAACTACGTCTTTAGCAATGGATGATATGTTAGCTTCAATGAATTCTTACGGAGCTGGTGGTACTTCTTGGGGAGTATTTAATAACTCTGAAGATATGGCATTAAACTTAGGTTTCTCTGGTTTCAGACGTGGATCTTATGATTTCTACAAATCTGACTGGAAATATCTAAATGACAAAGCTACAAGAGGAGCAATTAATAGTAGAGGTACTACAGCTGCTATTAGAGGTGCTATTATACCAGCTGGTGTATCTTCAGTTTATGACCAAGCTTTAGGAAAGAATCTTAAACGTCCTTTCTTACATGTTAGATATAGAGCTTCGAATACAGAATCAAGAAAATTCAAAACTTGGGTTACAGGATCTGTTGGAGCTACTACATCTGCTTTAGATGCAATGGAAGTACATATGTTATCTGAAAGATGTCTAGTTACACAAGGTGCTAACAATTTCATGTTATTGAAATAAGCATTTATATTTTAAAAAGGAGGGCGGCATGCATGAAAACGCTCTCTGTCCTCCTTTTTATTTTTTATTAATTTTATTATATATTATATTATGGCAAAAAAACAAAAAACAGAAGTGGAATCAACTCCACAGGTTGTAGAACAACCAAAAGTTGAAACACCGGTTATGGAAACTCCAAAACCAAAAGAAGTTGAACCTGTAGAAACAAAATGGAAAATTAAAGATAGAATTTATAGATTAACAGGTAGTAAAAAACCTTTATCAAGAATGATTCGATCTGCTAATATATATTGGTTTGATGAAGAAGCTGGTTATGAAAGAGAACTTAAGTACTGTCAAAATCAAAAAACAGTATTTGTTGATGAAATGAAGGGTGATCAAAGATTAGAACATATCATTTTTAGAAATGGTTTACTAATTGTTGAAAAAGAAAAAACAGTTTTACAAAAACTTTTATCTTTATATCATCCAGAAAAAGATGTTACTTTTTACGAAGAAAAACCAGCTGTAAAAGCAGCTAGTCAAGTAGAAGTTATAGAATTAGAGATCGAAGCATTAAATGCCGCTAGAAATTTAGATATTGATATGGCAGAAGCAGTTATGCGCGTAGAGTTAGGTTCTAAAGTATCTAAGATGAGTTCTAAAGAACTTAAAAGAGATACACTACTATACGCTAAGAAAAACCCAGCTTTATTCTTAGAGTTAGTAAATGATGAAAATGTTGTTTTAAGAAACTTTGGTATTAGAGCAACAGAAATGGGGATATTAAAATTATCTTCAGATCAAAGAACATTTAGTTGGGGATCTAATGATAGAAAACTAATGAATGTTCCATTTGATGAACATCCTTATTCAGCTTTAGCCGCTTGGTTTAAAACTGACGAAGGAATGGAGATTTATTCAAATATTGAAAAAAGATTAAATCAATAACAAAATA